CCGGAAGGAACAGGACAAGCCTCCGGCCTAGCAGAGTGTCTAGGGTGATGCCTAGACGTTAGCGAACCAAGGTGGCGCCAAGCGCGCCACCCCAGGTCTCAGAGCAGTAGGGAGGCCCGTCACTCACCAGACGGGCCTCCCGTTCTGATTTATTCTGAAAATTTTCAGCGGGAATGTACCGAACATGCCATCCATGGAGTAGACTTGCCGTAGGCAATCGAGAAAGGCGAGGCGACATGAAACTGATAGCCTTCAACACTAGCTCCGGCGAAGTGGAGATCCACAAGGCCGGATGCGCGGACATCAAGCGCATGAACAAGACCCGCAAGGGCCACTGGCGTTCCGACCAGGTTGAGTTCGGCAAGACGGACTGGGCCAGCAAGTACGCGTTCGCGTACGACTACTGGGACAACGGAATCCTGGAAGAGCACGAGGCCGAGCACGGCGTGGGCTCGTTTGACGTGATGGCCGAGATGGACTTTCAGCCCTGTACGCGGGCTCTCCCGGACGGAGGCCCGGAGGGATGCGAATACCGGACGGACAACGGCATGTTCTGCGTTGGTATCGCGAACCACGACGGCGATCACGTTCTGCGTGGGACGACTCCGGCCGTGAAGCCGGAGCCCGCTCCGGCGAGCAGGGGCAAGAGCTACGCTCTCCGCGCGAGGGCTCGCGCGGCTCTGTGGGCCGGTATCGAGAATCAGCTCAATGACTCGATGTACGCGGAGCCGGAGCTTCACGAGATGATGGTTCAGCAGGCCGAGCGGGTAGCCTTTATGTTCGGGATGCGCGACGACAAGTAGGCGCGAGACGGCCGGAGGCCCTAGGCGAATCTAGAGCCTCCGGCATTTTGCTTTCATGGCAACATGGCGTAGACTTGCCCTAGGCGAAACGAAAGGCGATACGATGGCGATGTCAAAGGCCGTACTCCGTGAGGAACTGATCACGATCATCGTGAAGGCAGCGGCTCGTGGGAAGGGCAACGGTAGCGTTCCGGTCGATGCGGAGTACGCGGCTACGATCCTTGATGCGCTCGTGGCTGATGATTCGGCTCCGGAGTGGGACGCGTGCGTGGCTGGCCAGGCTACGCTCCGGAAGGTCATCCGGATCTACCGGAGTATGCCGTGAGTGTTATTACGGACTGGGAATCTGGAGAGCCCTGCGAACGGCATGACCTCGCGTTCTGCGCGGACTGCCTAGCGCTCGCGAAACTCCGGCGCGATGATACCGGAGTCTGGTACAAAAGCGACTGCGCTGTCCAGACGTTCATGGAGATTACCGGCGCGACGTACGAGGAAGCCGCAGCGGCCTTCCTCGCGTCTGGGTTCCGGCCCGGTCACGGTACCAGGCGCGACGTAACAAGAGCCGTATTCGAGTCGTACGGCTACACGGTTACGCGGATGTCGTACCGGTTTAAGCTTGAGGATGCGCTCCGGGCCTCGCGTTCCGGCCGTGCATTCTATGTAGGCGGCACGCGAGGCCGGAAGGCCCACCTCTGGTCGGTCATCAACGGCCAGCAGTTCCGGCCGATGTACCCTCCGTTCCGGTACGAGATTTTTGAGGTTACGGCGTAGAAAGGCGAGGCCCTGCGGGGCAAGCGATCAGTACAGGTGCTTCAGAACAGAACATACAAGGTAGAGGTTCAGGGTTACGTGGACCGTCCGCGCCAGGTTCTGGTGTGGGTTCGCGGAGGTATCGGATGGATCTTCCAGGCTAGCATGGCCATCCCGGATGACGTGGATGCGGCCGTGCTAGAGCGGGAAGTGATGAGCCGTCTCCGGTAGACCGGAGAGGTACAGAGCGGGTATACTTGGGGTTATGCGGAGCCGCGCGGCTCCGTGAGGCGAAAGGCGAGGAAATGGCGAAGATCACCGCGAATGGCGCGACGGAGGCCGCGCGTATCCGGACCACGAGCCATGAGGGCAGGGTTACCTACCTCTGGGTTATGAACTCAAAAGGCACGATTCTCTGGCGGCAGACGGCTGCCTCCGGCTACGCGACCGGTTACACGGTCTACTCGCGGAGGAACAAGCCCGCTACGCGCGCCACCCTGGTGTCGGTAGCGGAGCGTATCGGCCACACGGTGACCGGCTAGAAAGGCGACGGAAGATGGAACTTAGCAAGACCCTAGAGCGTATCCGGGCTCTCGTGGCAAAGGCCGACAACCTGGAGATGCTGGGAGATGAGAACAGCCTCAACGAGGCAAAGGCCCTCCGCGAGCGAGCCGATGAGATGATGCAGAAGTACGCTGTCGAGGAATGGCAGCTGCTCCGCGATACGGACATCAGCTTCAAGCCGGAGCGGGTCAAGATCGATATAGGCGAGGAAGGCAACCTATTCCTCCAGGAGCTAGCTACCCTGGTCGATGTCGTGGCGAACTTCTGTAAGTGCTCATCCGTCTGGATGCAGGGCTCTGCTTACGCTCCGGCTGGGCGGAAGGAATACTGCTATGTCTACGGCTATGAGTCTGACCTCCGGTACTTTGAGCTGCTCGTTACTACGCTCCTGCTCCATATGACCGGCGCGATCTTCCCGTCACCAGATCCGGCTAAGACCATGGGCCAGAACGCTTACGAGCTTCACAACGCAGGCCTGAACTGGTACGACATCGCGCAGGCCTACGGCTGGGTGGAGACGGATAGCTGGGCCGGAGAGCCCAAGCACATGTACCGGAACCGTGAGACCAGAGAGCGTGCCTCCTGGGGCAGGACGGTCGGCCGGATCAAGGCCGCGTATGTGGCTGAGCTTAAGGCTCGCGGTGAGGCTCCGCTCCGGATTCCGCCATCGGGCTCCGCGAACTTCCGGCGCAACGCCGTCAACGGCTACCTCCTGACTATCCGGATACGGCTCCGGGAGATTGCTGGTAAGCGCGGAACGGGAACGGAGCTTGTGCTTGCCGACAAGTCCCAGAACATCACGGCCGCGATGGATACCGACTTCCCGAACCGTACCAAGACCAGGGCCAGGCAGTACAGCTTCAATGATACTGCCTATGCTCGCGGAGTCCGGCACGCGCGGACGGCGAACCTGAACCCTGCGGCGGGTGGGGCTCCGAGGAAGGCCCTGTGATGAAGCGGAAGCTAGCGTGGGCATTGGTGGTCTTTACCGGACTAGTCATGCTCATGCTAACCGTGCTACTCCCGTTCGTCCACCCGCTTACCTGGCATGCGTTCGGGCTCTACGGGAAGGCGATGTGTTCGTGTGGATCTCTCGGAGCCCTGGGGTATCGCTACATCCAGAGATGCGAGCGGGAAGCGGAGCGGATGCGCCGTCTGCGTGAGGTGCGCAAAAATTCTCGGGAAATTCCTGGGCCGGAGTAGCCTGGCAGTCGGTGCATGGAGTAAACTTGGGCTATGCGGCCGGAGAGAAGATCCGGCGAGGCGACGAAAGGCGAGAAAATGGCGATTCGGTGTGGGAAGGGCCACGAGCACGAGACTGTCGCGGAAGTCCGCGCGTGCTACGCGGTGGGCGGTGGCGAGGGCTCCGCTCCGGCCGTCCGCTCCAACAAGTTCGCGGGAACCTGCGTCAAGTGCGGGCACCGCGTAGAGGCCCAGGCTGGGCGTATCGAGCGGAACGCTGAGAGCGGGTGGGACGTATTCCACCTTGACGGTACGTGCCCTGAGAAGATCGCGGTACCGGAGACGGCGATGGCCGGCCTGCGGGCTCCGGCCTTCCGCGAGGACTTCAAGAACATTCCGGCCGGACACTACGCGACGGCGAGCCTGACCGGCAAAAACGACTACGATTTCTGGCGGGTGGACTGCCCGACTGAGGGCCGGTGGGCCGGCAGGATATTCGTCAAGCGGATCATCGGTGGCAAGCCGGAGGCTCCGGTGCGCGGTGCTACCCGGTTCGGTGCGCTCTCCGCGATCATTACGGAAGGCATCGAGGTCTGCGGGACTCGCTACGGAGTCGAGCTGGGCCAGTGCCGGAAGTGTAACCGGCATCTTACCGATGAGACCTCGCGGGCTCTTGGGATCGGGCCTGACTGCCGGAGCCAGGGTGCCTAGAAACTCGCGGACGATGGTCGTCTATCTGCTCCATTACCAGGAGCCGATAGGCGACCTCTCGCGTCCGCGTATGTTCGCGCAGCATTACGTGGGCTCGTACTGGAGCGAGAGCCGTCTGACCTCTCACCGGAATGGTACGAGCGGCGTGCCTATCGTTGCGGAGTTTCACCGGCGAGGCATCCCGTTCGTGGTTGCCAGGATCACTCCCGGAGGGAAGACCCTAGAGGCTCGTATCAAGACCAGGGGGCACTTCCGCGAATACTGCCCGGAGTGCGTAGCCGTTCCGAGGAATGGCCGGCTGTGGGGAGATCTAGTGCGGCCGGATGGAGTCCGGTAGAATACCGGTAGGACTACTGAGAAAGGCGACTGAGATGGCTAGCACGGGCCGGAGGGCAAGAGGCGCTGAGGATACTGAGCTTATCCTCAGGGCGATGAGAGGCGAGCTTACCTCGCGGGAAATGGCGATGATTGGCTTTGCGCCCGATACCAAGGCCGTCATCATCCGGGTAATCGAGCTGAGCCCGGTCCTGGAGGAAGCGGTACTTGAGATAGCAGACCTCTGCTACCGAGACGGATTGGATGCGACATGAAACAACTCAGGGCGATTAGAGGCGTCCAGCTTACTGAGGATGAGATCATCCTGGGCGATTTCTACCAGTACCTGCGCGATGAGTGCGGTATGACCGATGAGCAGACCATGGCCTACCTTGACCGGGTATCGGCCAAGGCCGCGCGAGTCCTCGCTGGAGATTTCCTTGCCTACCTGACGGACGGTGAGCCGCTCGCGTCGGGCCGGTGCGAGATGGCTCCGGAGTCGCCCATGCCGGAAGGGAACGTGATCGAGTGGACGGCCGGAGGCCGGAGTTTCCGGCTCGTGGAAGGCCGTGAGTACAAGATCGTGACTATGATCCCTGGCGTAGAGCGGAAGCCTCGCTACTCGCGTATGCACTTCATGGGCCAGCAGTATCCGGGCCGTACCGGGCCGGGCAGCACGCTTCAGTTTAGCGGCCGTGGCCCGGATCGTACGCACTCCGGGAAGTACTGCGGAACGGCCGGAGTCCCAGTCCGCTCCATCCTTGAGGTGGAGGAAGTCGAGCGTGACGTGGCCGCTCGCTACGCTTTCCAGCGGCAGCCGGAGCCGGAGGCCGCTAGGCGAGATGGGAGGTGATTTGATGAGCAACTCTCAGGGCGCCAACCTGGGTAATCCTAATGGCGCTGGCGTAGGCTCCGGGAGCGAGGACACCACCACGGTCGGTATCCTGAACCTGGGCCTCTTGCGGATCAGCCCGCTGGACCGCAAGACGGAGCAGGGCAACTAGTACGGCAGGACCGGGCTCCGCGCGGGAGCCCGGTCCATTATTATCGAAAGGTTATGTCATGGCACAGATTCCAGTCATCAAGGGTGGAGCCGATAAGGGCACGGTTCAGGCCGCTCTCAAGGCCGCAGGAGGCGACGTAGAGCGGCTCATCGACATCGGCCCGCATACGGTCCTGGTGGTGAACTATGCGGGCTTCCCGGTAGAGCGCTGGACCAAGAAAGCCTGGCGTAGGCCCGGCAGGAACGGCCTGAAGCCGTGAGGACACGGATTGAGGGCCTACCGGAGGGCCTGCGGCCGTCTCCGGCTATTCACCATATCCGGTTCGCTAGGATCGATAAGGGCACCCTGGTATTCGAGTACGTACCTCAGATATGCGGTCATACTATCTGGCCGTATACGGAGAACAACACCTGCGTCCTACCTCCGCATATCTCCGGCGACCATAGGGATGCGCGAGGCCGGAAGTTCGGCATTACCGGCTACCTGGAGAAGATATGACCGTCTACATACCGACCATGAGCCGGTACGACAACCTGATGAAGATAGTGCCTCGCTGGCTGGATCAGGGCATTCCGGTACGGCTCATGGTTACGCAAGGCGAATTTCAGGAGCACGTCATTTTCGGCCGCGAGGCCGGATGGCATCTCAAGGATGTCAAGGTTATCATGCAGAAAGGCATCGGTATCGGAGCCGCGAGGCGTTCCTGCGTTATTCACGCAAGACGGTACGGCCTAGAGTCCATCATCATGACCGATGATGACATGAAGCCGGTATCCGACGTGAGGCCGCTCCTGACGGAGGCTGCGCGGCCTGGCGTGCTCGGTGTCGGTGCTGTCCGGCCGATTCACGATCACTTCACGCATGGCGCGATCTCGCGCAACAAAGGCGTGATCCTCTGCCCCGGAGGCTGGGGATTCCAGCTATTCGGCCTCAACGTCCGGACGGCCTCCCAGATCGGCAATTTCGATGCCCTGCTTCACTCGTACGGCGAGGATGCGGAGCTATGCCGGCTAGGGATTAGCAAGGGAATCCCGTGGCGTGCTCACTGCGATGTGAGGTGCGATTCGATCGGAGCCCGGTACGCTCCCGGAGGTATCAATGCGAGGTTCCGGACTCCGGAGCTACGTACCGAGGCAGAGTATGCCTGCCTGTTCCGGATTCACCAGCGCTGGCCACGGTACACAAATCCACCCAACAGGCCGCTCCGGGTAGCCTGGCAGAGGATGCTTAACGACTTCATCCCGGACTGGCGCGAGCGGAGCGCACTCCACGGAGGCTCGCTGTGGCCCGGAGCGGCCCAGAGCCAGCCGGAGAGCGCATCGAGGGCCTAGGCCGGTACGATCGGAGCCGGAGGCCGGAGAATCGCTCTCTGGCCCGTAGGGAAGGGAACGGAATGAGACGGCTAATCCTCGCGTTCGTGCTCTCTGTCTCGCTCGCTCTCGGAGCCTCCCTGGCTCTGGCGGGAGCGGCTAGGGCCTCATCGTCTGCCGTGCCGACTGATGGGGCCTGCCCTTACTGGCAGCAGGGTTTCTACAAGGCCGTTAACGGCTATATCTACCAGTGCCAGTACATACCGGGTATCGGGTGGATGTGGGTCCTGATCGGCTACGTCCACTGTGGGCCGGCCATGCCAACAAAGCAGAATTCGCCTAGCCGCTGCGTCTAGTGCATTTTCCGTTCGCCTTCCGGTCCAGACTGGAGTAGACTTGGGCCGGAAGGCGACGATGAGAGGCGACGATGAAGGCAGCGATCACGACGGACGGCAAGCGGATCATGGCGCGTATCGACTACGCGAACGGGCACGGCCCGAAGCTTGCCAAGCAGGTTCCCGGAGCCCGTGCGGACTGGGACAAGACCGTCACTCCAAACGTGTTCAAGGGCTGGGTCTACCCGCTCTCGATGGAAACGTGCCGGGCATTCCGCCGCGTATTTGGCGATGAGCTGACCGTGATGCCGGTCCTCGCGCGCTGGGCACAGGAGGAAGTCAGCCGTGAGCGGAGCCTGGAGACGCTACGCGAGGAAGCGATTGAGGCCGTTGACCTCTCGCGGGTAGCGGAGCGGGCTCCCAAGCTCTACGCGGCTCTACAGACTCGCCGGTACCAGATTAGCGGCACCGGCTTCATCCTTACCGGCCGCGATGTCATCCTGGGCGATGACCCAGGCCTAGGCAAGACTCTACAGGGCCTCGCGGCGGTGGTTCAGGCCGGTAGCAACCGTATCCTCGTGGCGTGCCGGCGTACGGCTACCCGTACCGTGTGGGAGCGGGAGACGGCCCGGTGGACTCCGCATATCAAGACGTTCGTGGCGCAGGGCTCGCGGACGGAGCGGATGGCGACGATGGCCGACTTCTGGATGGCCGGCCCTGGCCCGAAGATGCTGATTATCAACATCGAGATGATCCGGGCGAAGCGAATCGAGACGTGCCCTGAGACCAACGGCGACTGCCGTTACAAGGGCCGTCCGCCAGCGGGCCACCCCAAGCACAAGATCCACGCGGAGCCGCAATGGCCGTTCCTGACCGATAACGAGTGGGACGCGATCATCCTTGACGAGTCGCACAACCTGCTCGCGTCTACCGCGAACGTCCAGAGCAAGCGGATCACGCAGCAGCGTTTCGGCGCGATGCAGCTCCGTAAGCGGCTCGTTGATGGCGGGCTCGCTATCGCGATGAGTGGGACTCCGTTCCGGTCTAAGGTCGAGAAAGGCTGGGGCACGCTTAACTGGCTCCGGCCGGATGTCTTCAGCTCGTACTGGCGGTTTGCCGAGACGCACTTTGGCGTAGAGGAAGGCCGCTGGGGGAAGATTGTAGGCGGCACCGGCCCGGACGGCAAGCCTGTTAAGGTCCTGGAGCCGAGAGATCCTGAGGCCTGGGACCGGATGCTGCGGCCGTACTACCTCAAGCGGACCAAGGCCGACGCTGCGCCGGATCTCCCTCCCATTCAGTACGCCGGAACGCCCATCGACCCAGACGATGACGAGTCGCCTAGGTACGTCCAGATAGACATGCTCCCGGATCAGGCCAAGCTCTACTGGCAGATGGAGGCTGAGGCTGAGGCGAACCTCCCGGAGGGCCGTATCACGGCTACCGGCGTACTCGCGGAGATTACGCGGCTACGGCAGTTCGCGAACGGCTCCGGCTCTCTAGCGGAAGGCCGCAAGATCATTCCGGCCCTACCGTCGAACAAGATCGAATGGCTTATCGAGTTTATGCAGGAGCGGATGGACTCCGGAGCCAAGGTCGTTATCGCGAGCAGCTTCACGGAGTGGGTGGAGTTTACGGCCGATATACTCCGCGACCAGCTTGGCCTAGAGGTCCATACGCTTACCGGCGCGACCTCTGACCGTGACCGGGCTCGCCTAGTCGAGAGGTTCCAGGACCCAGAAGACAAGCTTTCCGTGGTCGTTATCAACCGGGATGCCGGTGGCGAGTCGATTACGCTCGATGCGGCGGATGAGATGGTTGTCCTGGACCTCCCGTGGGTTTCCGACCGGGATGAGCAGCTCAACGCGCGGATTCACCGGGTATCCCGGATACATCAGGTCATCGTCTACCGGCTCGTTTCTGTGGGTACGGTCGATGAGTGGATGGCTTCCCTAACGGATGAGCAGCGCGCAGTAGTCATGGGCGCGAGCCCGCGTAAGCTCTCGGAGCTAGCAATAGCAGGGAAGGCGGCGTGATGGTAGAATTCAAGGCTACGCAATGGAATCCGGGCCAGGACGATTCCTGGTATGAGGCTATCGCGGATGCGCTCCGGATTATCGGCAAGCGCTGGTATGATGACGTGACGCCGGAGGAAGATGCGTTTGTCCTCGCGTACGCGGATACGGTAGCGGAGAGGCCGGAGAGTGAGCGATGAATAAGTACCTGATACGGCTGAACGGGATGCCATTTTTCTGGCTAACCTGTCCGTACTGGATGAGCCCTACTGCAGCGGCTAGGGATTACCTCCTGACCGGGAACCTCCCGGACGGCGTGAAGGTGGAATCATGCCCATCGTAATCCCTAGGCCGGAGACGGCGAACGTACTGGAGCTAATTGAGGCCCTGAAGGCCTGGTTCCCGGAATCGGTCATCCGTGACACTATTATCCCGTATACCGTTCAGGAGCAGAAACGGCTGGGCTCCGGAAGGGACTGGAAGGCCGGAGACGATGGCGGATTTGTGACTATCCGCTATTTCGGCCTCTCGCGATTCAGTCTAGAGGACCATACAGGAAATACGCATGAGAAAGGACTAGCGAAACGAGTGCCCTCGCGATATAGTTCAGGTAAGGCTACCTCAAGGAAACGGAGAGAGAGAATGGCAACCGCACGAGGCCGCAGGACGGCTCCGGTAGAGCCGGAGCCCACATCGGACGGCGAACCGGATTTCGAGATCTACCTCACCAAGGACCTGTCCGCGACGATGACCGACTACGGCACGTGGTTCGAGGACAACGTGGCCGACCTCGACAAGGTGGATCCCGCGCGGCTCCTGGCCCTGGGTTCCACGCTGTACCCGTACTTCCAGAAGTCGGACTTCAACGTCCAGCGCCGACAGGAGCGGCGTGACGCTCGCGCTGCGGAGTCCACCCCGGAGCCCACTCCGGAGCCCACTCCGGCGAGGCGCGGCAGGGGCAAGGGCAGCGCCGGTACCAAGTCAGCCGCTCCCGCTGGCCGGCGAGGCCGTGGTGGCCGGCAGACGGCCGGCAGCGCCGCTGCCTACTAGAACCTAGGCCCAGCTGCTTCCACGGACGGACGGCTGGGCCTAGGCCCGTTACGGGGCATCCTGAGCGTTCCGTCCGGAGGGAACAGGCCCCACTCCGGACGGAGCCCTGAGGGTGAAGGCAAAAGGAAAGGCGAGGCGAATGGATCAGCTTCCTATTCTCCGGACGTCAGAGCGTGCGGCCGCAAAGCGCTGCATGTTCCGTTGGTGGCTGGAGTACCGGGAAGGCTACCGGCCGCGCCACGTCCAGGCGGATGCGCTCTGGTTCGGGATAGGGATTCACGAGGCCCTGGCGAAGTGGTACCTGAAGGGTAAGCGTCGCGGCCCGCATCCGGCCGATACCTGGAATGCCTGGGTGGGCGATGAGATTGCGTTCGCGCGTACCTATCTTGACGATACGTTTGATGAGCCAGTATGGGTCGATGCCGCAGAGCTAGGCGAGTCCATGCTTGAGGCGTACGTAGATTATTACGGCAAGGACCCGCAGTGGCATGTTATTGCGGTTGAACGGCCTTTCCGTGTCCGGATTATCCGGAAGGGAAGGCCTGTTGCTATTTTTGCCTCCCGCTGGGATGCGGTGATCCGTGATCTCGTGGACGGCCGGATAAAGCTACTTGAGAACAAATCGGCCGCACAGATATCGACGGCCTACCTTGAGCTTGACGATCAGGGCGGAAGCTACCTAGCCGTTGCCTCGCAGATTCTCAAGGCGGAAGGCGTCCTGAGGAAAGGCGAGGAAATCGAGGGAATTGTTTACAACTTCCTCCGGAAGGCGATGCCGGATCAGAGGCCAAGGAATTCGCAGGGCCTGTACCTGAATAAGGATGAGACGGTAAGCAAGAAACAGCCGCCTCCGATGTTCGTACGTGAGCCTGTTACCCGCTCGCGCGAGGAACAGCATACTCAGCTGGACCGGATAGCCGATGAGGTTGCCGTCATGAATGCCGTCCGCGACGGTACCATCCCGCTAACCAAGACGCCAACTAAGGACTGCCCGCGCTGCCCGTTCTGGGGCCCATGCGTACTCCACGAGCGCGGAGCCGAATCGTATAAGTCAGTACTCCAGAGCAATTTCATCCGTGTAGACCCGTACGAGGATATGAGGAAATCAGCATGAAGAGACTGTACTTTGCGGCCCATTACGCGCGGAACGCGGAAATGCGTAATTACCGGGATAGGCTGACGCCTTTCGGCTATGAGGTTACCTCGCGCTGGATCGATCAGCACGGAGGCTCGCTCACGGAGGCTCTAGGCGAGTCTGACCTGAACGCAGACCCTAGTCTCGGGACTCCGTACGCAGAGAAAGATATTGCGGACATAGTTGCGGCCGATACCGTTATTAGCTTTACCAACGGACAGGGCCGTGGCGGGCGGCACGTCGAATTCGGTATTGCCTGGGCCCTTCAGAAGCAGCTCATCATTATCGGGCCACGGGAACACGTATTCCACTGTCTTCCTGGAATCCATTGCTGGCCTAACTTCACCGAATTCTATTACAACCTCGTGATTGGGGCGACAGGATAATGGCTCTTACCGGCGAGCGAGCCTCGCGTCAGACAGCAAAGCAGGCCAAGGAAGCTCCGGCCGCGATGGTCGAGGCAGAAGTTGACATCGTGATTGAGGATCTCGCGACTTCTCACGAGGATGCCCCGATCAACATTATTCTCCACGGGCCTTCCGGCCATGGCAAGACGATGCTTGCTGGGGGAGCCGCGAACGGCGACAGGCGTGTGGTCTTCCTCTCGACTGAGGTGGAGGGTATCGCCTCGCCCCGTTCGGTCGGCTCGCAGGCAGAGCTTATCCGCTGTCCTGGATGGGAAGCGGCCGTTGCCGGAGTCCGCTGGGCGGAACAGAACCTGGTTCACGGTGACTGGCTCGTTATCGACTCCGCTACGGTCATGCAGGAAATGTACATGCGGTGGATTCTGGAGGTAGAGAACAGGCTCAACCCGAAACGTGACCTAGACATTCCGGCCGTCCAGAACCACCAGAAGTACCAGAACGGCTTCAAGCGGTGGTCTGGCCGGATTATCTCGATGCCGGCAAACGTCATTTACATCACGACGTCAATGTCGGTTGATGACGCGGAGGGAGAGCCACGCGTTATTCCGCTGCTACTCGGGAAGAAAAGCGAGATATCAGACGCTATTTCCTCTCAGTTCTCCGTCGCGATATACTACGCGGTAGCGCGGGAATCGAAAGAGATGACCGGCGAGATTACAAGGCGAGCCCTCTGCCAGCCGCTACCGCCATGGTTCGCAAAGGATAGGTATTCCGCGCTAGGCAAGACATGGGACGTGGAGGAAGGCGATTACTTCGCAATGGCGCGGATGATCGAGGCAATCGAGAATTCGCTCAAGAAAGGCGATGTAGGTGTCACGGAAGATGCCGGAACCGGAAGGCGAACGGCTCGCAGACCCGTACGGTCAGCCAGCCGAGTGGCTACGCAAACACGCCGCCAGGCGTCATCCGCTACTCCGGTACGTAACCAAGGGAGAACACGAGGCCGATCATAGGCTACATCAGGCAGATCTAGACCACCATCACGAAAGGACTACCTAGTCATGGCAAGACTCAAGACGGAGGATGTCGCCAGTCTCGATGTCAAGGAACTGGAGGAACAGGAATACTCCACCGAGACGTACGACAGCTATGCCGGCGAAGTCCCTCCGGTCGGCACGGAGCTATTCGCCTACGTCAAGCGGATGTGGTGGACCCGCACCGCGACCAAGGCCGACGGCTCCGGGAATGACCCGATGCTGAAGATCCTCACGGTGGCCGGCGACAACGATGGCGAGCTGGCCGAGTTCAACGGCTGCACGTTCTGGCTCAACGCTCCGCTTATCGCCGGAGCCAAGTTCCGCTGGGACCCGTTCCTCAACAACTTCGGCATCTCGCTCCGGGCGATCAAGGCCCGCAAGGTCGAGGTCGAGGACAAGCCCGACCAGAACGGTGCGCCTATCGTCAGCATCGACGGCTTCCGGCCTGGTGAGGAAAGCGATGAGGCCTGGTGCCGGATCGTCACCGACCAGGAGCCGTACAACGGCATCATGCAGGCTCGCGTGGGTACGTGGCTACCCTACGATGTCGAGGATGAGGAGCCATCCGACAACGGTGACGAGTACGAGGATGACGATGAGGACTCGTACGAGGAAGATGAGCCGGATGAGCCGGAGCCGGAGCCTCCCACCCGCACCCGCAGGACGGCCTCTAAGGCCACCGGAGCCCGCTCCGGCCCTAGAGCCACGGCTACGGCCCGGAAGCCCGCAGCGGCTGGCTCTGCGCCGCGTACGGCCCGTTCCACCGGTACGCGCGGGAAGGCGGCTGCTGCGGCTCCGGCCGGAAGGCGCGGCAGGCGTTCCAAGGGTGACGAGCCTCCCTTTTAGAGGTCTGGACACCGAAAGGCTAGCCGCTGAGGTCGCGAGGCTCCGCGATGAGCTACGTAGCCGGATGTGGCTAGAACAGTTCTCATAGATGTCTGCCCGGAGGGCTGCGCGATGACTTGGGCGTCCTGTCGCGTAAACCCAGCTGGTAACCCGCTCGATAGCGGTAGTGCTCTCCGGGCAGGCTCAGAAAGGATCACCAATGTCGCATCCCGTTGTTGTACTCGGGTGCGGCCCGGCAGGACTGGCAGCCGCCTGGGCGGCTGTTCAGTCCGGCCGGGAGGCCGTCATCGTAAGCAATACTGACCGTCCCAGCCGTCTCTACGGCTGCCAGTATCTCCACGCTCCAGTTCCCGGATTCGAGCACATCCGGAGCACATTCGTCTCGTACGATCTCATCGGTACGCCGGAGCAGTACCGGCGAAAGGTCTATGGCGATAAATGGGAAGGCAGGGTGTCGCCGGAGGACTTTGTCGGTGCGCATGAGGCCTGGGATATCCGGATGACCTACCGGAAGATGTGGACCCACCTTATCGAGCTAGGAACGGTCGGCCTCTATAGCGGAGTCCAGATTGAGAACGGCGTCATCCCGGATCTCGTATACCAGCTTGACCCTGGCCGGATTATCTCGACTATTCCGGCTCCGGCTCTCTGCCACAGGGATCACAAGTTCAGCTATCACAAGATCTACGCGAACGGTAGCACCGCAGAGCAGACTCTTGAGGATGACTCGGTTACCTGTGACGGTACGGACGGGCACGCCTGGTACCGGGTATCGCGGGTATTCGGTTACGAGACAATCGAATGGGCGTCAATGCCGAAGGTAGCAGTGCCCGTGGCCTGCGTTCTCAAGCCGCTCGAAACCGAATGTGACTGCTATCCGGAGATCTACCGCGTAGGCCGGTACGGAGCGTGGCGGAAGTCATACCTAGTCCACGAGGTCTACCCGGAAGTCACGGAGCTTCTGAAATGAGTGTGTCTACATTCCCGGATGAGAAAGCCGCCCACGAGGCCGTTACCTACCCGTATGGGAAGCCTGAGGCCCGGTTCCGCTCCGGAGGCGATGCGCCTGTGGTGGCGCTCGATATCGACGGAACGCTAGGCGACTACCACAGGCACTTCCTCTGGTTCGCGGAGCGGTGGCTTGGCACTCCGATGCCGGAGGCCGATGAGGTCAATCCTGGGATGCGGCTCTCCGAGTTTATGGGCGTGGAGCATCATATCTACCGTGAGTGTAAGCTCGCCTACCGGCAGGGTGGTCTCAAGCGGTTCATGCCGGTCTACCCGTTCGCGGCTGAGCTGACCCGCAATATCCGCAAGGCCGGAGCGCAGGTCTGGATCTGTACCACGAGGCCGTACCTCCGGCTTGATAACATCGATCCGGATACGCGGGAGTGGCTACGCCGGAACCGTATCCAGTACGATGCCGTGATCTGGGACGGCCTCAACGGCAAGACCAAATACGAGGATCTCACGCATCAGGTCAGCCCGCAGCGGGTAGTCGCGGCTGTTGATGACCTTCCGGAGATGACCCTGGACGCTATTGCGTGTAATATTGGGAAGGTCTACCTACGCGACCAGCCGTACAACCGTTTCAATGGCGTACGCGGCCTCCGGGTAGAATCGCTCTATGATCTCTGGGGATGGCTCTCGGAGGATATTAGGCTCTGGAGGGAGTACAATGCCTAATGGGAAAGTCCTCATTATCGGAGGGCACTCCGGGATCGGCATGGCAGTTTCGGAACTGCTTAATAAGCAGCGCCCGGATATTCCTGAGATGGAGCAGTACGTTCCGGACAAGCAGACTCTGGATGTTGAGTCGCGTAGCACAGTCGAGCGCGTGATTAGGGAGGAAGGC